CCGCGATGCTGGACTGAGCGTCAGAGAGCAGCGGTCGGCTGTTGCCGTCCACCATGCCCTGCAGCTTGGCCAGGATCGCGTCGTTGAAGACCCACGAAGCCGAGGCGCGGTAGTCCGGGTCCACGGTGTGAACCAGGTCGAGCAGCTTCTGATAGGTGAAGTTGCCCGAGCTGGACGCCAGAGCGACCGCACCAGCCTTGTTGAAGAGGCCCTCAGGCTCACCCGTGCCCGTGCCCACCGCGAAGTCAACGGCCATGGCCCGCGCGATGCGCTTGCCAAGAACGCGACTGACCAACGCCTGCACGTCGAAGGCCGAGTCCTGCAGCAGCTCAACGCTGACGCGAAGCGGCAGGTTGGAAGCGCCGAGGCTCATGTACTTGTACGCGCCGAGCGAATCGGTGTCGAACACGATGTCAGCCCCGTTGGAGCCGGTGCCGTGCTCAGCGACGATCTCACCCGAGTTGGCCGTGTCATCCATGGTCGGCCAGTTCAGAGGGTTACCACTCGACGTGGTGATCACCTCAGCGGCAGACTGGATGCCACCGAACGCCTTCATGCGCTCGATGATCTTGTTGCGGAAGCCATCCGGCACGGTGTAGCCACCGGCTGCGCCAGAAGCCTCGCCCTGCGCCCGCAGCTCAGTCAGCTCCATGCTGCGCTGGCCCGTGCGAAGGTACTGGTCGAAGGCACGCTCGAGCGCCTCATCACCCTTGTCAGCGGTGATCAGGGCCGGGGCACCTGCGATTGGCGTCTGGTACGCCTCATGGCGCTTGCGAACCTCAGCGTCGCGCCGGACGGCGGCAAGCTGCTTCTCAAGCCCCTCGTACTCCTGCACTTCGTCATCGTTCAGGCTGCGGTTCTCCGCGTCCGCCTTTGCGATGACGGCCTGCATCTTTTCCTGCAGTTCCTCGATCGTCATCGTGTAACTCCCATTACGCGGGCACGTGCCCGAACTAGCTGACTTCCGATGGACTCACCATCGAAGGCCCGGCTGTGAAGTTGAAGCGACGTGCCCTCAAACGCGGGCATCGCCACGGGGCTGACATCAATCAGCTCCTTTACCTTGGTGTGGGTGCGAACCCGAAGACCGTCCGGTGTCTTCGACCACGCAAACTCACCCGGCAGGAATCCGAAGCTCGACTCGCTCAGGTCACCCCGAGTCACCAGCTCCCGAAGGTCGTTGGCATAGGTCGTGTTCGGTAGGTCAATGGAGTAGGCCAGAACCTGCTTGCCATCGACCGTTTCAGTGCCAACCCGCAGCGTTCCGGCACTGGCACGCCCGAGCAGCTTGCTGCGGTCGTGCTCCATGAACGCACGCGGGTCGGAGGTCTTGAGCGCCTCAGCGAAGGCGTCCACACCCATCTCTTCGAAGTGGCTGCCCATGTCAGCCCGCTGCCCAAAGACGTGGGCAATACCGTTCAGCCGGTTGCCCTCGATAGCGGCAGTCGAAGCGAAGGTCAGCACCAGGGGCTTCATCAGACTGAATCTCCGATGAAGATGACCACCGCCGACACGATCACGTCGATGTCGGTGTGGCTGCCCGTGGCGGTCAGCTTGATGAACGGCTTAGCCGGGTTGAACCGGATAGAGGCCGACTGGCACCCGTCCGCCGACAGGCCGGTGATCGTTCCAGAGCTGGTAGACGTGGCGTACGAACCCCCGGACGTAGCCGACTCCTTGATCTGGAAGTCGATGGTGTGCGCCGTCGCCGTCACTTCCTTCGAAGTGACAATCAGCATCGGGCGCATGCGCGGATGACTGCGAAGGTCAAGGGCGCTCGACACGACAGGCGTGGTGTCCTGAATCGCGGTCGGTGGCAGGAGCTGCTCTACCGCGATGTCGTTTTCTGCGCCAAGGGTTCGTACGGTGTCACTCATGTCTACTTCTCGTCCGGGTCCACAAAGCCCTTGGTGTTGCCCTTGAGGGCTTCCATCGCAGCCTCTTCGTCACCTTCCTTGAGGTGCTTTTCGGCCTGAATCGCAGGCTGCTCAGCCTCGAGCGCAATGCGCCGCTGCTCGTCTGCGTCCGGGTGCGGGTTCTTGAGGCCAGCGTCCTCAGCCGCTTCAGCCAGGTTCTTCTTACTTGCCATTGGGAGCACTCCCCTCATCTGCGGGTTGGATAGGCGCAGGGGCCATCTCAGCCTTCTGCGCTGCGGTCAGAGGTGGCCGATTCAGAATCGCCCGGGCTTCGTCCTTCGTAAGAATTCCGGCATCGAGCTGCGTCTTGAGCAGGTCGATTTCGTCCTTGGGTGTGCCTTGGAGCAGGCCCTTGTAGTCGAACTCGCAGAAGCGGGGCTGCGGCAGCAAAGCAGACAGCGATTCCTCAAGTCGACTCGTCCATGGCATCAGGGTGTAGCGGGCCAGCCCAAGGTTCTGTTCCGCTACACCCGTGCCCCAGCTCGTCTGCTTCTCTGTCGCCCCGAGCAGGTGCGGCGGGACGCCGAACATGCGGGCGAACTCGACAACCTGGAACTCGCGGCTCTGAATGAACTGCGCGTCTTCGTTGGTCATCGACCAGGGGCTGAAGTTGAGCTTGCGGTTGACCACCGCGATGTCGCCGGCGTGCTCAACGCCAGCCACCTTTGCCTGCAGCCCCTCCTTGATGATCTTGGCGTCACCCTCTTCGATGTCCTCATCGGGGGTGACAATCCCGCTCAGGAGCAGGCCAGAGCCGAACGTGCGGGCTGCGGCGTGGTCACCAGCGATGCCGGTACCGATGGCGTTGCGGAAGATGGTCAGGGGTGAGATGCCACGCAGGCCGTCCGTAGACAGACCCATCACCTGCGTCATGTTGTCCGTGGTGAAGTCTTCATGGCTGCCGTCCGCCATCTCCACCCGGAAGTCCTTATCCGACCCGTTCCACTTGACGCTGACCGCTGAGGGGTGAATCGGCAGCAAGCCGATCAGTGCCCCACCCTGGTTGTAGATGTGCCTCAGGAACGTTTCGCCCCGGATGAGCATGTGCACCATCACCAGCTCCTTCCAGGCGTAAGGAGTCAGCGGGTATGGGCCAGCGGGGTTGTCTAGGAAGCTGGCGACACGCTCACGGTCGTCTTCGATCTTGCGGTAGGTCTTGAGGGGCAGGCCAGCGATGGCACCCGCCACGATGGCGATACAGCGGTAGAAGGCGGTAGCCCCGAGAGAGCTGCGCTCCGTGACCGACACACCCGCCAAGGCGGTCGAGCCAATCCCGAGGTACTCAGCCAGCGCGTCGGCGTCGCTGATCGAGAAAGAGGCGTCGAACGAACGCTGCTCAACAGGCGAACCCTGAGTTTCCTGAGCAGGCTTAGCGCCGGTTAGCCACTCGACAAACCCCATCTATGAGTGTGTAGCACCCGGATGGGGTCTAGCCAAAGTGGATGGCTACGCTCCCCTACCGAACCGGGCCAGCCAGAAGCGATCCTCCTGAATGGTGACCGGATTCAGTACACGTGGCGCGAAGCTCGTCAGAGCCAGGTGCGCCGTACCAGGAGTGACCACCACGTTGTTCGTGACGGCCACGGTGGGCGCGAAGGTGGCCAGCGACAGGCTGGCTGTACCCGGTGTGACGGTCTGCGGCGTCAGGACGGTCGGAGCGAAGGTGGTTAGGCTCAGCGATGCCGGGTCTGGCGTGACCAGCTTGTGATCGGTGGCCGTGACAGTCGGAGCGAACGTGGTCAGCGTCAGGCTGGCCGTATCGGGGATGACCGTCTGCGCGTCGCTGGTCGTGATCGTAGGGGCGAAGGTCGTAAGGGTCAGGGAAGCCGGGTCAGGCGTGACCAGCTTGTTGTCACTGACCAGGACCGAGGGCGCGAAGGCGGTCAGCGACAGGCTGGCCGTCGAAGGCGTCAGAGTCGTGCTGAGTACCGGCGCATAGCCAGTCGTAGCCAGCGTGGCTGTGTCAGGCGTGACCAGCTTGTGGTCGGTGACCAGGATCGACGGCGCAAAGGTGGTCAGCGTCAGGCTGGCAGCGGCGGGCGTGACCGTCTGGCTGATCACCGGGGCGAAGGTAGTCAGCGTCAGGGCCGTAGGCGACGCAGCGTTGATCGTGGTCTGTAGCTGTGGAGCGAAGGTGCTGGTAGCCAGGCTGGCCGTAGCCGGAGTCACCGACAGACCCTTGACGGGCGCAAAGGTGGTGGTAGTCAGGCTGGCCGTTGCCGGTGTCACCGTCAGGCCGATGGCGGGCGCGAACGTCGTCAGCGTCAGAGCCTTGACCGGCACATCGATCTTGGTCTGAAGCACCGGGGCGAAGGTGCTGGTGGTCAGGCTGGCAACGCCCGGAGTGACCGTGTTGCCCGAGGCAGCCACGATGATGCCGACGTAGCCGATGACGCAGTTGGCACTCGAGCCGGTGGCCGTGATCGACGTTGGTGGGGAGCTGGACACCGAGTTGACGGCGGTGTTGCAGCTAGGGCTGGCGTGGGTACTGTCGCTGTCTTCTGAACCAGCATCCCAACTGATACCACCCGTGGCTAGGAAGCCTGCAGCGGCTAGGCCGTAGTCACCGGCAGCCGGGGCGCTGCCAAGGGTGGCTGTGACCGTAGTAGAGCTGGCTGCGTTGTTGGCGTTGTAGCGCCACCCTGAGGGTGTGCTGTCAGAGCCGTCGATCTCGTAAACGAAGGCGTCATTCGCCGTGGGGCTGGTAGCCCCAACGTTGGTGAACGTGACGCTGGTGCCGGAGGGGCTGGCAACACCATCGGAGCTGAATACGGTGACGCGGATGTTGCCGCGAACACTGGTAGCCCGCTTCGTCCAGGTGACTCCCCCACCGGACGCCGTGCTAGCGTCCGAGGGAGCTGTCGAGTGAGCGAAGTAGAACGCTAGGCACGGCTTGTTGGCCGTGATGGCGCGGCTGAGCGTGACAACGATGTTGTCGTTGTTCGCAGTATCCCGAACCGCTGCGAGTTGGGTCTTGGTGACGGCCACTTATGGCCGCCTCTCAGGCCAGAGTGAAAACGCCGGAAGCGTTCGCAGCGACAGTCAGCGTGTTCCCTGTCGTAGTCGTCACATCGGCGGGCGTGCTGTCCAGCAAGCAGTAGCAGAGCACCCTACCGCCAACCTCATAGATGACCGCGAAGCGGGCCACGATTGAGCCGCCTGAGGCGGTCCAGGTTGGGTCAGTTGCAATGTCCACCGTCACCGTGGTCGTGCCCGAGAGGGTCAGGGTGATGGCGACGCCACCGGTCGTGTAGCCGTTGGCGTTGGAGTGCTCGTTGGTCAGTCCTGCGTAGGTTGTGGAGCCAGAGCCGATGTTCGACGTGGAGAGGAACAGGGCACACTTCCAAGAGTCGGAGTCAATGTCGAACGTCCCGTTGAGTAGGTCCGTTCGCGCCGAGTTGGGAAAAGTCCATGACCCTGCCGCCACGTGGAAACTCCTAAACCAGTTTCCGTCTGTGTATCACCGGGCAGGGGTCTAGCCAAAGTAGATAGCTACAGCACCACCACGGCTGGCCGGGGCTTCTCCTTGTGGCGTGCCCTATCGACAGCCAGGGCCAGCGCCACGGCAGCGTCAATGCGGCCACGTGACTTCGACTTCTGCAGGGTGAAGCCCCGCTCTGTGAAGCGCGGCACCGCGTTCAGCACCTGCGTAGTGAACGCAACGTCCTTGTTGTGGCTGACCTTGCCCGCCTTGATCAGCTCATACAGGTCACCAATGATCGGCGTCATGCGCTCTGGCGACTGAGGCACTTCGACCATCGGCAGCCCTTCGTCGTACAGGTACTTGGCGGGCACGTCCATAAAGCGTGGGTCGAAGCTGATAGCGCCCACCCGGTAGCGGTCACAGAGGTCGCGTAGGTGCTGCATCACGTCAGTTACGTCCACCGGCTGGTCGTTGGCGGGCACCCACAGCTTGCAGTCGGCGTGCAGCCGCCCATCGTCGCGGTACTGGACAGCCACCACCGCCGTCGAGTCGCGCTTGAGGCCGACATCCACACCCACCCACGTCGGGCCACCTGGTTCTAGCTTGTAGGGGTCAGCCAGCGCATCCCACACGGCCCGCCCATCGGTGCCAAGCCAGGATTCGACCCCATCGACCCACTGGCCGAGTCGGAAGATGCGGAAGTGCGCCTCAGGGCTGGCCCGCATGTCCAGCTCAAGCGCATCTTGCTGCAGGAAGCCTTCGACCAAGGCCGGGTTCGCCTTGCGCCACTGATCGCGGTCATCAATCCGGCATCCAGGGTCAGCGGCGTACTCTCGGAAGCGAAAACCAGGGATCGAAGCGCCCTCCATGACCGTCGAACGCAGGTGAAACAGGGCGTTTTCGCGGTCTAGACCCGGCGTCCCAAGCCCCATGCATAGACTCGATGGGCGCTTACCCGAGGCCAGCAGCAGGCTGTTCCAGCTCTCAATCGGCTGGAATCCAACCTCATCACAGATGGCCAGAGAGGGGTCTAGGCCCTGAATCCCGTCCACATCGTTGCTGATCGGGAACATTTCACCCATCGTGGAGGGCACGTAGACCCGGGGGTTGGCCAGACCCGAGTAGCTGATTGAGCGCGACCGCAGATCAGGGTCAGCCGCGATGAACGCAGCGGCGACGGAGTACACCGACCGGATGGCCTGCGTGATCTTGGTGGCCATGACCGGCACCTGTGGCGCTCCCACAGCCGGGTCAGGGTCGAACAGCGCCCAGGTGGCGATGCCAGCGGCGAAGGTGGACTTGCCGTTGCCGCGCGGGAAGGCCATGACGCCTGCCCGGACCTTATCGGCCAGCACTTCCTCGAGCCAGTCCTTCTGGTACTGCCCAAGCTTGATGGGCTTGCCTGATCCGACGCCCTTGGGCAGCCGACAGTACGTTTCCATGAACTTGATGGCCCGCGCCGGTCGTGACTTGGTGCGCCAGCGCGACCAGGGACCGGCAGACTTGTCACTGACGGTCTTAGCAGCGTTTCGCTTGCCGGTGCTACCGGCTCTCTGTGACATTTAGTTGACTCGTCAATCAAAGGGCGTTCGGCGCTGGGCGGGGGTTAGAAAGCGCCCAGATTGCGAAGTTTTTCGACGTGTTGCCGCGTCCCTGACACGGTGACATTCGAAGCACATAGGCTTGTAGTGCGTGTGATCCATGGAATACGCAAGGCCATTGACCGAGGCGTACTGCACGTTGGGATCACCACCGTCATAAGCCCACTGATTAGCCTGCCTCCCACACCACACACAGTGGTATGCACTGGCCTTGCCCTTGTGCCTATACACATTGATGTGGGCTAATGCATAGCCACTCTTCTGTACGTTCCTACTGTGGTCTAGGGCACGCTGGCACCTAGCACAGCGGGACCGTGGGGTGAGTACCCCACAGTCCAAGCAAGGGCGGTTCACCTGCGTACCGCCTTCTGGTAGTGCCGCTTTTCTTCCAGGTGCTGAATCAGGTTGCGGTAGCGATCCCAGGCAGCGTCAAGATCGGGGTCACGCTCTTCGGCATCCCACCGCTGGCGCAGGGATCGACTCACCTTGAGAAGCGCCTTCCAGCGGACAGGCTTCGCAAACGCCTTGAAGTAGTCAACGTGCTTGCGCTTGGCCTCATCGTTTTCCGGGTGACAGACCATGCAATGCGGTCCATGGGTATTCATCAGAACAGCCTCGCTAGCGACTCGATGTCGCTCTCTGTTGGTTGGTTCAGGGAGTACTTACGCGCTGGGCCTTTGCCCTCGGCCACCACATCGTCCATTCCAGCGATGGCCTTCTGAATCTGCGATTGCGTGAGGCCGGTGACTTCGGCCAGCTCTTTCGAACCGATCCGTCCAATCGCGCCACCTGTGTTTTGGGTATGGACGGATGGATTCGAATCGATCCGTCCATACCCCAAAGGGGTAAGGGGGATTTGGACGGATAGCTTTTGGAGGGCTTCTCGGATCGCTTCTGCATGACTGTTGCGCTTGCTCACCCATGCCGGGCCAACGTTCCGATAGCCGCTGTCGGTCAGCTCGATGATCCACTCGTCTGGCGTTTCGTCGAACCGGCTGGCCGAGTTGATCTGGCGCTCTTCGGGGCTGTTCGCTGACCCCTTGGGTCTGGTCAGCGACAGGATGATGTCGGCATCACCGCCAAAGGCTGAGCTGCCACGCGCCGTATCGACCGTTTCGCCATCCGACTTGCGGCTGTGCTGCACCACCAGGGACGCCAAACCCTTGTGAGCTGCCTTCTGCATCGGGTCCATGGCCGCTCGAGCCGCCGATGAGTCGTTCTCATCTTTGATGCCAGACAGCTTGGAGAGCGTGTCGGCCACGATCCCTTCGATGCCATGCTCTAGGCAGTACTCAACGGAGTAGGCCACCACCTCAGGCCAGTCCATACCAAACATGTCCTGCCGACTGAGAATGTGGAGATCGCTGCGTCGGGACAGGCCGGAGTCGTCCAGCAAGCGCCTGAATGACGCCTTGGGCTGTTCGGTCAGATAGAGCACCGATGCCTTGCTGGTGGGCAGGCCAGCGAAGTCACGCCCATCGAGCACGCTGGCGATCATGTGCATCACCAACGTGGTCTTGCCTGCCTTGATCTTGGCGTTCAGGAAGGACAGCGCGTTGCAGGCCCACAGCCCTTGGCAGAGCCAATGCGGCTGCTCTGGTGCGATGTCACTGAACTCGGAAGCGGTGTAGATGCGTAGCTTTGAGCGCGGGGACTCAACGGCCTTGGCGGTGTAGATGAGCGCCGAAACGTCTACGCCCTGCTCGATGGCATCGGCTGCGTCGCCCTTGGGTGGCGAAGCAGGCCATTCGACCAAGCGCACGCTCTTGGCCACGCTGCCAAGCTGCTTGGCGGCATAGTCCATGAGCCTGCGCCCTGGTTCGTCGTTGTCTGGCCACAGCACAACGTCACGGCCAGCCAGGTCGCTGAGCGTTTCGACCGATGGCAGGATGTCAGCGCCTGCCACGTGCGCTACCGACCAGATGTTGACTCGGGCCAGCGCGTCACGGGTCTTTTCGCCTTCGACCAGGACAACAGCGGTATCGGGCGGCAGAACGTCGATGCCATACAGCGGCAGGCTGCCGGGATGACGGCCATTCAGACCGTCCTTCCACCACATGTCCTTCTTGCCGTCAGGTCGATCCTTGCGGCAATGGGTGGCCTGTAGAACGCCTGCCCGGTCGCGGACCTCGTACTCGACGTACTTGGGCGCGTTGTCGTCAGGAGTCACGGTCGTCACCGTCGCCGGTCATGTTCGCCTGTTCCTTGGAGCGAACAAGAGCCGCCACAGTGCGCCGCTGCTCTTGGGTGAGATTGTCGAGTCGAATGACCCGTGGCTCACCCCATCGCTTGCGTGCGCCTAGACGCCCACGCTCCGCGTGTGTAAGGGGCTGTGTCATGAGAGGCAGTACTCGGAACTAAGCGTCCATGCCCTCTACGGGCTGGGGCGAATCGGCGGAGCAGCTCTTTGGCTGTGACCTCGGATGCGAAGACGGGTCACGCTCTGGCTGCTCGATCGGGCTGGCCTCGTAGGGCCACCGAGCCTCTCTTCAACCGAGCCATGAGCATAGCTGCTCAGGATGTTGTACGCAAGTACTTCCGCAAAAATTTCATTGCTGTTGCTAAGGGGAAGGTTCTATTCAAGGGAATTTAGCTTCGGGTATCCTCTCCCCCACCGCAGCTTCCGACCAAAGATAGGTTATGTGACCTTGATCGGAGCCTAAGGTATGTGCAGGAATACGCACATATGCGCCGCTGAGCTTGCGGCCAAGTGACTTGAATAGTGCCCTTTTCGGCAACTTTCTGTCAAGCGATTTTATTATGTGACGTTGCCTGTTGCGACATCTGTTGACGCCAGGTGTAGGTTCAGATCGCCGGTCTAGCGGCCATTTCCATGTCCTGCCCAGTGCTAGACCACTGGGCAGGGCATCAGTCTTAGAGGCGCAACGTGATCTACCTACTGGCGTTCTTTCTCCCGTGGCTGGCGGTGATGCTCAAGGGGCGCATCTTCACCGGCATTGCCTTGCTGGTGCTCGAGGTGCTGGGCATCTTCACGGTCGGTGGCACATGGCTGCTTGCCGTGGTGATCGCCTTCCTGGTGATCCATGGCATCCATGCCGATGAGCGCAACCAGGACCTGATTGCCGCGATGCAGCGGTAGCAGGCTCACAGCCGGGGTAGGGCACTCCCCTACTCCGGCTTTTCTATGCCCGGAACGCCTTGGCGCTGGCGTCCTGCCCGTTGCGGTACTTGAGCTTGGTCATGTACCGCCCGCACATGCCACAGATCACGCGGAAGCGATCATCGGCGTTCAGGTGCGCTTCGCAGTCGAAGCTCTTGTTGTAGTTGACGCAGCCCCTGGTGCTACAGGTCGCCTTGAGCGCGTGCAGCGGCAGCTCTGTTTCGTCCATCACACACCCATGATCAGCCAGTTGACGTTGGTATCCGTGCTGTTCGACCGATAGACCCAGATCGTTGCGCCGGTCGAGCTGACGCTACTGACCGCCGCGCCCAACACCACTGAGCCGATGACCGTGGTGTTGGCGGTAGCGAAGCCGTAGAAGTTGGAGCCGGTCACGGTCAGGCCGGTCACGGTCGTTGACGTGGGGCTGCCCGGCGTCGGAGTGATCGTCACCTGCCCGAACTTGATGCTCGAGGCCGTCAGGTGGCCATCTCCCCGCAACAGGAGCGACCCGCCCGCCGACACGATCTGAGCGGGCGTGCCGACTGTGCTGAAGCCGTTGCTGGTCTGCGGGGCAGCACCACCCGAGTTGTAGTCAGTCAGCGTGGCGCTGGCGCTGCTCGACGTGCTCTGCAGCTTCAGCGACGTGGTAGCCGGGGCTGAGCTATTCGGGAACATGTAGATGCGGCGGTTGTTGGGGTCATCGGCCCCACCTGCACCCGGCAGAGCAGCCGTCGTGACGGTGAGCTGTGCCCTCTTCTTGTGGGTGATGCTGGCCCGTGGGCTGACCGTCGTTTCGTGCGTGGTGCCAGCCGAGTCATACCAGGAGTACCCAACCCAATACTTGGCGCTGGCCGTTGTCCACGTCCAGTTGGTGAACTTGTTGAATGGCCCTTCCTTGGCAGGGCGCTGCCAGAAGTTCGTGCCGTCATAGACCAGCGGGTACCAGGACTGGTTGTCGCCGGTGATCGCCTGCGCCGGGAACTCAGTGTTGCTGCCCAGCGCCCCGGTGCTGATGTGGAAGTCATAGACGTTGTAGCCGGTCACGACACCTGAGTTCTTGTGCTGCAGGCCGATGTAGTGCCGGTTCGCTCCGCTGATGTTGCTGATCACGTAGTTGGCAGGCCAGCCGAGCGAGTTGCCGGTGAACGTGGGCTCAGTCAGCTCGATGGTGGCCTGCTTCACAAGCGACGTGTTGTAGCGGCAGATGCGAAGGGCGTTGGTTGCTGAGCCACCAGGCACGAACACATCAGTGCCATCGGTGCTGATGGCGGTTCCGAACGGGTCGTAGCCTGAGAAGTCACCATTGATGGCAATCGATGTGGAGAATGCCCCGCTCGACCGTGTGTACTTGCACAGCAGCAGGTTGCCGTTCCACTTCGTAACGACGTACCACGATGTACCGAGGCGAGTGATGCTTGGGACGGGTGGCGACGTGCTGACCTTGTTGGTGCCGGTGATCGTTCCGAGCGTGGTCTGACGGTCCAACGCGCCAGTCGACCAATTCCACTCATTCACGATGATGTCCCATTTGTCTGTGCCTGAGGCGGCCTGTCCGATGGCCTGCACGAAGCACGCGGTGCTGCCACTCGCACCGCCAGCCGAGTCGTAGTAGCCATGCCCCCGATAGCCGGTTGGAGAATCGATAGCGTCCAGGGTCGGGCCGCTCTCGTAGCCATATGCCAGCGATGGAGCCTGCGAGGGTGGTTGCTGGTAGCTGTCGATGGTGGTCACTGAGCTCTGAGCCAGGGAGTTGCCAGTACCCTGCAGCACCGCGTTGCCGGTAACGGTCAGCGACGTGGCTTCGATCTGCCCGTTGACGTACACCGCTGAGCCGTCAGTCGGGATGTTCACCAATAGGTCTTCGCTCGAGCTGTAGGCCCGCACGCCGGCCGAGTCGATCTCCACCCGCGTACCTGAGTCGGCGGTCTTGATCAGGCTGGCCAGGAGCAGCTCTGACGCCAGCAAGTCGGCGGTGATGGTGCCCGCCTCGATCTTCTCAGAGGTCACCGCGTTGGCAGCCAGCTTGGGCGTGGTCACTGAGCCATCGGTGATCTTGGTCGTGTCGATCTGGCCCGACAGGGAGCTGTTCATCCACACGCTCATCGTCACGATGGGGTCACCGAAGTCGATCTTGCAGATCGGCACACCAGCCTTCGGCCACGTGACCGTGACGTTCTGAGCCGTGAAGCTCTGCGCCGAGTAGCCCCGGTTGGCGCTGGTCAGGGCGAACGTCTGGGCGGGCCAGATGCCGAAGTGGTAGGTCGTCAGGCTGCCCGTAGTAGTCGTGTTGCCATCGCGGTCCACCGTGGTCTTGGTGGTCAGGTGCGAGTAGCCGTAGGTCGTGCTGTTGTTGGGCACGTCTGACAGGCCGAACGAAGCGGCTGAGGCACCAGCCGTGTCTTCGTTGGTGGCCGCGATGCTGACCAGCTTGTTGGTGCCCCTCTCTACCGTGTCAGTGATCTGGACACTGGCCACCGTGCCCGACCAGGACAAGCCGGTATCGGTCAGCGCCACAGCATCCCCTACTGCGGGCACCGTGGCGGGGTTCTGCAGCGCCAGATCGAAGGTGTTGAACTTCAACGTCATTGACTGGTGCTTGATGTATGACGTCTGTGTGACGCCACCGATGGTCAGCGCGAGGGCCATGGCTTAGGTGCCCGCCGCGAACTGCAGCCGCTGAGCGATCTTGTTGGTCAGCATGTCCAGGGCTGGCCCGTCGAGCCACGCGCCCTCTTCGATGTGAATGTGAATCTCCTGCCCGCTCGAGCCTGCCGCGTTGCGAGGGATGACTCGCTCCCCCGCCTGCAGGACGGCCAGCATCTCTTCACCGCTGACACCCGGGACCACACCGCCCGTGTGGAAGCGCGGCAGCCGAGCCAGGTTCAGGCCGTTCCAGTCCAGGTTCACTGGCCCCACGTGGACGTGCACCTGGATGCCATTGATCATGCCAATCACCCAGTTGATGGCATCGATCACCCCGTTGAACGCGCCTTTCACGATGCTGGCGATCCCGCCGAAGATGGTGTGGATGACACCCGCCATAGTGCGGAACACGTCACCCACCTTGCCCGCCACGCGACTGACGACGCCGATGATGGTGCCCACCACATCGAGCCACTTGCCGATGATGGTGCTGATGATGCCGAACACGGTCTTGAAGACCGGAGCCAGCGCCTGCACCACCGCTGCCACCTTCGGGAAGACGTTCTTGGCCAGCCAAGAGAATCCCTGCTCGAGTGGCGGCATCACGTTGTCCACCACCCAGGTCATGGCATCAGCCAGGACCGGCAGCGCGACTTCAGCCACCTTGTTGATGATGCGTCCGACGCGCTCCATGGCTTCGCCCATCTTCTCGTTGGCGATAGAAGCCTTCCCACTCTGCGTCTTCGACACACGGTCAAGTGAGCCACCGAACTTGTCATTGACCTTGGTGGCAATCTCGGTGATGGATGCGCCCTTCTGAACCTCAACACCAGCCTTGGCCAGGGCCGCTGTGCGGCCTGACGCAGCGGACTTGATGATGCCTTCGGCGTCGGCGTAGCTGATGCCCTTGGCGGCAGCCAGGTCGAGCACCGCAGCGTTGAGCCGCATGGCCTCATTGGCGTCGTTGGTCAGGTCAAGGAAGTCGCTGATGCCCTGACGCTGCTCTGAGTCGCTAGCTCCCTTCGCCTGATTGGCGCTGATGATCGCTTCGATTTGGTCGACTGAGAGCTTCTGCGCCTTGCCGGTGTTGTCGTAGGCCAGCTTGAGCCGATCCTGCGAGGCGGTATCTTCCTTGGCTGCTTCGCTGGCCCCACCAATGGCATCCGTGACGAAGCCGATGGCCTTGTCAACGGCACCGAACGCCAAGCCCGCCGCAGCGCCAGCCACCGCCGAGTGCTTCAGCGATGAGCCAAAGCCCTCCGTGTTGTTGACGGCATCCTTGGTGGCCTTGTTGAAGCGGCTGGCGTCACCAATGATGTCAACGACGATCTGGCGTGCCATCAGAAGCCCTTCCCCGTTTCGAAGCCCGCGTGGCGGGCAACGTCCACAATGGCGTCATCCGCTGCGTCGCTAATGTCATCGCGCTTCTGGCCGATGGTGGTGTAGATGTAGCGGTCAGGAGTCACCCGCTCACGCACGATGGACTTGCGGCGTCCAACGCGGCCACCAAAGTTCAGCCAGGGCATGTAGGGAGCCGCTGTGCCACCGAAGGCAATAGATGCACCCCGCACTGAGGCGCGTGGCTTGATGGAGCCAGCGGCCTTGCCACTGATACGTGGCACCTTGCCCTGGGCTGTCGTGGCCACGTCGCTGGCGATGCCCATGAAGCGCGACTTCAGCTCAGGTGCCAGGTCATCATCAATCTGCTTGAACGCACGTCCAAGCTCCTTGATGCCCCTGATCTCAACCTTGCTTTCCATTGGCCTTTAGCTCCAAGTCCGCCTTGGCGTTTCGCCACGTGTAGAAGGCACGCCACTCGATGTACTCAGCGTTGCTAATCGAAGCGTTCAGCTCAGCTACCGTGCGGCCTAGCGCCTCAGCCAGCATGTAGTCGAACGGGTCACGCTCCTCTTCCATCAGCTCTCGCTCAATGCGCGTCTGCGGGCTTACTGTCCCGCCTTCTCTTTTGGGTCGGTCAGGCCCGACAGCTCGATGATGGCGTCGATCAGCTTTCCAGCCGTTTCGGTGTCAGTGCTGTCACGCCACGCATGAGCCTCTTCAGCTTCGATGTCCAGCGCACAGGCCAACATGAAGTCTTCGGCCTCGTCCTCACGCCCCTTGTAGTCGTGAAGCTTCAGCGCCTGCGACCGGCTCAGGCTGTGGAACTCAACGCGCTCACCGCCCAGCTCGATGGAGCTGGACGGCAGCGCGATCTTCGGAAGTGCCACGGCTACTGAGTAGTCGGCGTCACGGCACCCGTGACCAGCATCGAAGCCTTGAACGTGACGATCCCGCCCACCGGAGATGACTCCGAGTAGTTGGTGATCAGCGCGTTGAAGCTGTTGGTGCGCTGGCCCGACAGCGTGCCACCCGGCTTGTGCACGACAGCGACTGCCGCGCCACCCGTGATGACCGCGAACAGCGCCGACGCAGGGCCGGTGCTGGCCGTGGGGTCGTAGTCACCAGACAGCTCGAGCTTCGCGCCAGGCAGGCCAGCCAGAGCCGACTTCCAGGTGCTGCCAAACGTCGTGGTGTCGGCGGTGTCAACGTCCACCGACAGGTCAAGGTTGTTGCAGAACGTGCTCAGGTCAACGCTGTTGATCGTGATCTGAGCGTTCTTGCCGTGTCGGAACGCCATGATCGTTACTCCTACTGGTTGCGGCTGTAGGACAGGTGGAAGGTGATGCCATCGCCCGCGCTACCACCTGTCCGGGTAGCCACGTAACGCACGTACCGCCGCAGGGTTGCCCCTGATGCGCTGAGAAGCCGCTGACCACCAGCGGACGAAACCGAGGCAAAGGCCCCGCCTGAAACGTCTGAGTAGGTGTTGCTCACCGCCGCGTCCTGCAGCTTGATTACCCATGAGCCGCCATCTACCAGGGTCACGTGCAGGTGGGCGATCCACCCGGTTGTAGTGGCTGCCGAGTCATCCCGCTCAGCGCCGGTCGTGGTGTTCGTATCCTCAGCCAACGGGTGCAGCGCCCAGCCGAAGCCGACAGGCGCGGAAGTGAGTACACCCCACTTGATGGCCACCACGCCGCCCACCGGGCTGGACTCCGTGTACTGCGTGGTAGCAATCGACATCATCCGGGTCAGGTCGCCGATGGCCGTAGCACCGGCTGGCGCGTAGGTCAGGACACCAGCGGTCGTGCTGAAGTCCACGCCGATGCTCGACGGCAGCGTGGAGCTGGTCGGGTCGTACAGGCCGTTGAAGTCGGCCTTGGCGCTCGACTGCCCAGAGATAGCCGACTTCCAGGTGGACTGGTACGTGGTCGTGTCAGCGGTGTCCACGTCCACGCTGAAGTCTGTTGCGTTTAGGTAGGTGCTCAGGTCTACCCCGTTCAGGTAGACCGCTGTGTTCTTGCCGTGCTTGAACGCCATTTAGCTCACCACTTCCGTCATGAACTTCAGTCCGATGTAGGTTTCCGACGCGACCGTGATCTCGGCCACTTCTGCGTCGGTCACGCGCACAGAGCCGAAGGGGTGAGAGCCGTCCAGAGCCGCCTTGAATGAGCCAACGCCACTCAGGCGCTCCGACAGGCGGGCGCGGGAGTCAATCGTTTCCGACAGGCCCACGATCAGCCACACCGGGAACGTGTAGGTGATCCCGCCATCCTGAAACGTCAGGTCGAAGTCAACGTTCTCCGGGTAGCCGATGAGGCCACACGGCACGCTGACCTTCTTGGCGGGCCAGGCGTACACGTTGTCCATCTCGATCAGGCCCGCCAACCCGTCCATGCACTCAGCCATCGTGCTCATACCGCTGCCCACCAGTTGATGTAGCTGGCCAGCATGTGCTGCACGTCAGGGTCGAGCTTGTTGAGCAGGCGCATCTCACTGCCCATGTCAGGACTCCCCGCTATGCCATACGGGCTGTTGCGCCGCGCCCAATAGCGGCTGGCCTGAATCAGACAGGCTTCCTGAATGGTCAACGGCACTTGCTGCCAGCCCCACAGCCCCGTGACCTTGACGGTGCCATTGGGCAGCCCCGGCACGTGGATGGCGGTGTAGGGCTTGCCCACCACCAGCGCCCCAATGGGAGCCAGGAAGTAATCAGCCGCGTCTACTGACGTGGCGTAGGTGTAGTCACCCGCCGAGTCCCACGCGATGGCCAGCCCTGAGGCGGTCATCAGGTCATCGATCTTGATGACCCCGTTCAGGGAGCTGTAGTAGCGATCCTCGACTGCGCCGAGCGTCGTGGCGAAGGTGCGGTTGGTGTGGCGGTCAATGGCTCGAGAGGCAGCCGCCAGGGCCAGTCCAAGCAGCTCATCCTCATCGTCCGACTCCGTGCGGACGTAGTTCTTGAACGTAGCCAGCGAGGCGTACACGCTGCTCTGCGGCTGCGGCTGAGTCGCCTCTGAGTAGGTGCCGACGGTGTTGCCGTCTTCCGACTCGTACCGGAACTTGTACCAATCCGACGGCAGCCCATCGGAGTCGTACACCGGGTAGGTGGTGACGCCTGCGACGATGGGCTGTGTCGGATTCGGAATGTCGCCATAGAGCCCGCCCTCAGTCGGGCTGGACTGGACGCGGATCAGCGCCCCGGCCCCGTAGGTGACCAGGAGAGCTGCCGGAGAGTCTGGAATTGTGATCGTGAACAGGTTGCTCACTTCTTGATCACCCTTGCCTTTGCGTGTCGCTGTCGCTGCGAGAGCGCCGCGCAGAAGGCCGCTACCAGTTGGATGCCGAAGACGAAGGCCAAGATCACCCGGAACAAGTACGGGTCAGGCCGGATGGCCACACCCCACAGGAGCACTCCATCAACACCGATGAACGCTGCGTGGCTGAGAAGCACCGCAGCGGTGTCCACCGGGCCATGGATGAGTGACGGCTTGATGCGAGCCGTCACCCACACCCACAGCACCAACGACAGGATTGCGCCAAGGACCGTGAACCCAAAGAAGACATCGACCCCGAAAATCTCAATGTGGCTCATTGCTTGTCCTTGCCGTTGCGTCCCTTCCACAGCGCGATTGCTTCGGCTGCGAAGAGTCCGCTGACCATGCCACCGACCAGACCATAGAAGGCGGGGTCGGTGTTATACGTGCCCCCAAAGAAGAGGCTGTCGGCCACCTCAGCGACCGTGACGAAGGCCAGCAGAGCAAGGAGAACCGCGACCGTCCAACGACGTAGCTGACTGAACTCATCGCGCACCCCACGGCTCTCCCCGCTTGCTCATCTGGCCCGGCTTACGGGGCGTCGAAGTCAGTCAGGATCGCGTAGGCGTTGCTGTTCTGAATCTTCGAATCAGCACGCGCCCAGGCGGTGAACTGGACTTCGCCGTTGGCAGCGCGACCGTACGGATCGACCACCAGCGTCACGTCCTTGACCTTGCGGATCACGAACGCCTCGCGGATGTCACCGAAGGCAGCGATCTTGGCGTTGTCGCCCAGACCGGCAACCGCCTGATCGATGACCACCGGGTAGCCAAGCAGCCGTGCGCCACCAGGAGAGCCCGCGATGCTGGACTGAGCGTCAGAGAGCAGCGGTCGGCTGTTGCCGTCCACCATGCCCTGCAGCTTGGCCAGGATCGCGTCGTTGAAGACCCACGAAGCCGAGGCGCGGTAGTCCGGGTCCACGGTGTGAACCAGGTCGAGCAGCTTCTG